AGGGTATGGACTTGTACGATCCATTATACAATCGACTAAACCATTGCGGTCAGTAGGGAGGTCAATCAACTCCTCAATACTAGTTAAGTAGGCAGACGACCTAACTGCTGACTGCATTATACAAAGGAAATTATGAATAGAGTTAGTGTTGCAAATCTTGCCTTATCTAACTTAGGGGAAGCTCCTATCCAAAATCTAACTGATAATAATGCAAGAGCAAGAATATCAAATGCCAGGATTGATGATGTAATTCGTACAGTTTTGAGGATACATGATTGGAACTCTGCAATGAAAAGAGTTGCATTGACTAAATCCAATGATCCTCTATTTGGATGGAATTCTACATTCCAGTTACCTGCAGACTATATAAAAGTTATTGAGGTATGGCCTATATCAAAATTCAGGGTACAGGGTGCAGAGATACTGTCGAATGAAGATACATTGAATCTGTTATATATCTATGAACCATCTGATATAAACTCTCTTGATGTCCTTCTTGCTGAAGCAATGGCACTTAAACTTGCAGTTGAGATGGCAGAGACATTAACAGGTAAGGATGGATTAAAAGACAGAATGATGCAGAAATACTTAATGTCATTACAGGAAGCAAGATCTGCAAATTCAAGAGACAAGACTCCAGAACACAGGGAAGAATCTACATTCTGGAATGCAAGGAGAAGGGCATCAGGTCAACCACATAGAACTTGGTCAACACCAAAAACTGGCTATGCAGTTCTAAACAATTTTGTTCCTCCTGCACCGTGATAAATGATATTCGAATTCCAACAACCCCGATTTACTGAAGGAGTCTTAGCAAAGAGTCTTCAGGGGAGATCAGTAGAAGAATTTTATAATTATGGTGTAAAGTCTGCACAGAATATGATTCCTCTTTTGGAGGGTCCTATGATCAAAAGACCTGGAACTGTATATGTTTCTCCTGCTGGCAACACAACATCAAGACTATTCCCCTTCTACAAAGGTGGTACTGAAGCATATGTCATAGAAATTGGCTATGATAGTGGTGCTACTGACACTACTTTAGTTTGTACTTTAGTTGCTGATAGTAAGGCTGTAGTAGTAACTACTGGTAGTACAGCCAGTATATATGTAGGTCAACATATATGGCACGCCAGACTAGATGCTACTACAAGTTATCCTACCAATAATTTAGAAAATTCTACACAAGTTGCTTCAATTGAAGATACTACACATTTTACTTTAACAAATGATGCAGTTTCAGCAGGTACTAGTCAAACATTAAATTTCAGTAATAAACCCTTCATACGAGTATATTCACAAGATAAGTTACTTAGTGTCTATGGTACTACTACAACATATGTTGTTAAATCCCATAGATGGGTTATTGATGCTAGTGCCACTACTCCAATTGATGAAATAGCACAGTTAAATATATCCCAAAGTGGTGATGTATTATTCTTCTCCTGTCCTACAAGAACACCTTTCCTTCTTTCCAGAACACTAGAACCAACTAATGCACGACGAGCAGAAGATAATAGTGTCTGGACAATGAGTGAATATATTGCAGAAGATGGACCTTACCAGAATACAAATGCCGATAATGATAAAAGTTTCCTTATTACTGGAGCAACAGTAGAAGAAGAAATTGCAGCATGTACCTTTGATGTAAAGAATAATTATGTTCTTGTTGCAAATCATGGACTGCAAACTGGAGAAAAGATAAATTTATCTGTTGCAGATACTACGAGTGATATAACAGGTAATACTCAGATTATAGTAAAAAATGGTACTGTTGATCCTACAATTACTACTACTGTTCTTGCCTCCAGTAGTTCTGGATTACTATTTACAACAGAAAAGTCTCATGGCTTAGTAGATAATGATATTATTCACTTTGGACATGTTAGTGGTTCGTTACCAGGGAATATATTAAGTGTAAGTACAGATTACTATATTCATACTGCCCAATATTATACTTTTAAAGTATCTGCTTCAGAAGATGGAACTGCAATTGCCTATTCTAGTACTGGTTCAAATGTCTTTTTTGGTTCAAATAAAGAAACAACTTATGGTGCTGGAGACTTACTATTAGGAGAACATCCAAATCCTCCTTCTCCAGCAACACCATTCTCTTCTGCAAGTGGAGTTGATAATCATTTTTATGTAGTTTATTCAACTTCAACAACATTACAAATATCAGATGCTCCATCAAACAAATCATTTGATATAGGCTTTCGGGATCGTGATTCTGCAGTTCCTCCAATAACAGGTGTACAATTCTCAGGTAAATGTACACTAAAACGAGTAAAACATGAAAGTGGAACTAGTATTACTGTTGAATCAAGAATTAATATAGATGGTAGTTGGGCTGTTGCAAGTGCAACAAATGGAGGAGAAAACTTTACTTCTGCAGATATAGGCAGGATGATGAGGTTAAATCCACTTGCTGATACTGCAACCAGGAGAGGAGGTATTCGGTGGGGTTGGGGTAAGATAACTGCTGTGGCTAATGTATATACTTGTACAGTAAAGTTAGAGACAGACCTATCCACGAACCCTGATACAACAAATGGAACCCCTGAGTGGCGGTTAGGAGCTTTTTCTGGATTTACAAATTATACAACTGGAGTCTTTGAAGGCAATGGTTATCCTAAAATCAGCCAAATATACCAGCAGAGATTTGTATTTGCTGCCTCTACATTTGAACCATCTACATTATGGCTATCTCGATCAGGTAACTTTTATAACTATGCTCCTACTGAATTATCACAACAAGACACTCCAGTAATTACAGGTGGTATAGCATCCGAAGTAATTTCGGATTCTAATAGTCTCACCTTTACAATTGACTCTGATACTCTGGATGAAATCAAGTGGTTGGTTGATTCAAAGAAACTTGCAATTGGAACAACTGCAGGAGTCTATTTCCTGTATGGTACAGAGACAAATCTATCTGTTGTACCAACACGATTCACAGTAAGTAGGGAAACTTCATATTCTGCATCTGATGTACAACCTGTTATTGTATCTAATGTAATTATATATCCACAAAGAGGAGGTCGAGAAGTCCAGGAACTAGAGTTTTCTGGTGCAGAAGATCAATGGCTACAAAGTCGTATATCCATGAAAGCATACGATATGATCTCAACAAGTAGTGTAATTCAGATTGCATGGCAGGAAAGACCAAATCCTATTATATGGATGATAATGGCTAATGGTCAGGTATTGTCATTGAGTTATGAGCGATCTGTAAAATTCAAGGCATGGTCAGTTCATACTATTGGTGGAACATATCAAGGAGGAATTGCAAAAGTTCTTGATATGGCAATAATACCTAGAACAAGTTATGATCAAGTATGGTTTAAAGTTAGAAGAACAATTAATAGTGTTGATGTTGATACTATTGAAATATTAGACAGGTTTCCTTCAGAAAATATTATAACCAGGAATGAACTCATATTCCTGGATAGTGCAAAGGTACATAAATCATCAGAAATTGTAGGAGGAACACCTACAGTAAATGGACTTAAAGCAATAGGAGTAACTACACTTGTTGTTCAAGGAGCAGATAATGCTCCTCCAATTGGTACAACATTCCTGATAGGTACAGATCCTACTGTATATACAACTCTTACAGGCAGTACAACTACATCTTGGGTTCTGAATCAGGGATTAGTACAAGCAGCAGCAGATGATGCAGTAATAGATGTTCGGTTAAATATTCTGACAATTGCACATCTTCAAGGACAATCAGTAGGATTATGTACAAATGGAATGGAACATGTTAATAAAACTGTATCTGCAAGTCCATATACAGTGACTCTTAATCATTCGCTTGCAACTACAGCAGTATCTGGTTTGTCATATGTTGCACAAATGGAAACTTTAAGTCCTCCTACACCAGATAACCAATATACATATCTTAAGAGATTACTTACTTTAACTGCATTGATACAGGATAGTTTAGGAATTGAAATTGAATTTAATGAGACTTCTGAAGAGATCCTATTTAGATCAACTCAACAGAATACTGGTCAACCTATTGATTTCTTTAATGGTTTTAAAAAGATAACACTTTCAGGAATAGGATGGAATACACATAATGTTATTGTCCGTAGTATCAGTCCATTGCCAATGCAGATAAACTCATTGTCTCTTGAAGTTGAAACAGGAGGTGCTTAATGGATATTAGTACACCAATAAGTTTTACTCCAACAAGATATACTCAATCAGAGTTCAGGCATGGAATCTCAAAGTTAGAGGATTTAATTAATAATGATGATGACAACTCAGATTTAGTGTCAGTTGAACATCCACTTAAAGAAACCTTTTTGGACCACCAGTATATACGAGAGATTTTTAATCCAGCAGGACAGATTATAGTTACAAAGATACATAAAGTAGAACATCCTTTCTTTCTGTTACACGGAGAAATGTCTATTATTACAGAAAAAGGAGAAGAACATATATCTGCTCCTTATTATGGAGTGACTGCTGTAGGAACTAAGCGTATTATATACACACACACAGATTGTACATTTGTTACAGTACATCCTACTGATC